GAATAGGTACTTCACCATCAAGAATTTTAAGTAATTCTGGTAATGCTTGTTTTTCTTCTTTACTTTTATTAGGAGCATCTTTTAATCTATCATATAACTTACGAATTTTATTAACTTCTACATAGCCAACTTTACCCATTTTAATCCAATGAGTATCATCATCTATTGCAGAATTAACTGGTTGCCACAATTTAGTATTAACTTTTCTTTCGTCCCAAGTTTTAGTTTCATTATTAAAGAACGAAACTGTTTCTTCAATAATATAATTATCTTTATTTGGCTTTAAGAAATCTAATTCTTTTAAATTAATAGCTCTTCTATAACGATAACGTCCTTTACCTTCAAATTCATAACGATAAATCGGTTTACCTGTTACAGGAGATGCGTAATAACCAGTTACACCAGTGCGTTTATCTTTTTGGTTTTTCCAAACAGCAGCAGGTCGTTCCTCATAGCCATATTTAGCTGCTTCTTTGGACATGACAAGCCATAAATGATAACCTCGATTTTTATTTTTAATTTCTGGGATTACTTCTAATAATTCTTCGAAGTTAGAAATAATAACAGATTTAGATTGAGGTAAACGCGTTTCTGTTTCACGTTTCCATTTTTCAACTAAATGCCCTGGACACATAATTATGTTTGTCATTTGTTGATTGTTATTCTCACTTAGATTATGTAAATAACATGCTGACATAGCCATAATAGTTTTGCCAGTGCCCATAGAACCGATGATAAATACACTTTTTTGTTTTTTCAGTGTTCGATAAGTAGTCTCAATTACACCTCGTTGAGCATCATATAAATTAAGTCCACCAATATAATCAATATAATCAGATAATTCATTTAATTCTTCAGAATATGTATCAATATCTGGATTAAACATTGGCACGAAATTTTCTTTAATTTTTTCAGCTAAGACTTCTTTATAATTTTCAAGATATGAATCTAAACCAGTAACTGATTTAATTGTATCAGAAGTTTCTTTAACTTCAGATACAGAAATATCGCCATTACGAATGCCATCAGATAAAATTTCGATAATTACATTAACCCTAGCTCTAATATGCCAGCCATACATTCTTTTATCTGTACGCATATCCATACCATTTAAAGCATTAACAAAATATCGTTTAACTAATTTTTCTAATAAATATTGTGTCCATTCTTTTTTAATTGGTACTGGACACAAATTGTAGAATTTATTAAAAGCGATATCTAATAATTCTTCTTTATAATGCTCTTCGATATCTTGCTTTAAGAACCTATCTAAGTCAGGTGTATAATAACTTTCGCTATTACCTTTATAACTCCAAGCTCTTGTGTCCTCTTCTTTAATTTCTAAAAAGACACAGAAACTTAATGTTTCATTATTAGAATTTTCATTTTCTTTTTTACTGAAATCCTTATAATACAAGATAATATTAGAATAATCTGTATTTGGAATTTTAGCAGATTCCATATTTAAAGATTTACCTTTTGCTTCTAATGTATATCTGCCGTTGTAAATCCTAGAATTTTTTTTCAGTTCAGTCTGAATCGATTTTAGTAATGTTGAATATGCAAAACCTGACATATACGCTATCCCAGCTTGGCTAGAAAAAAGCGTCACATTCCCCTTCATAGACGGCAAATTATTAATTGCAAAACTAAATGCCATTCTGTATTCCTTTCATGTTTTTTAATCTCACTAGCTAATTTGGTACCGGCATCAATGTCGGTACCAAAAATATTCTTATACTAAACTTTTATATGTTCCATCTGATAAAAATAAATTAATCTCTACTTGATTAGAAGTTGTTTCTTCTAATGTTGCAGTTACCCCAGCAGAATCAACAATTTCTTCTTTATTCTTAACCTTAATGATTCGACCTTTTACGAGATGGGAATGTGTTTCGTTCTCTTGCACAATACCATCTAAACAACCAGATGTTAATACTAAACCAAGATGACCAATATTAAATGGCAATAATGGACGTTTATGATAGTCAGATAATAATTCTTGCTTTTGATTTTTCCAGAAATTAGTTACTGCATCGGATGCATTATACATATCTGCAATATCTTCATCTGAGATTAAAGACCCACGGAAATATTTAATATCTGGCTTTTCCCAGTCGATAACAAATTCTCGTTCATTGCCTTCCCATTTTTTATATTCAAATTCTGCATGTTGAATTTGATAATAACGTAGCTTGTTGAAGATTTCTTCTTCTACTTCTGGCTCATCATTATTTTTACGAGCAGTGATAACACATATCTTTTTAGTATTTGGCAACATGTAAATTTCTACGTCTCGTAAATATTTCGACATGAAAGAACAAATATTTTTTGTTAATCTAAATACAGGCATGAAGAAAACGATTGGTGCATTGGGTGCCGCATAAGCAACAAGTCTATTAATGTATTCATAGTCTAATGGGTTTGCTACATTAGGATTTGTTAGTTCTATTTGAGAAGGTACATATCCTAACACAACATCAAATGCATTATTCGTAANTGCATAAGCAACAAGTCTATTAATATATTCATAGTCTAATGGGTTTGCTACATTAGGATTTGTTAACTCTATTTGAGCAGGTACATATCCTAATACAACATCAAATGCATTATTCGTAATCATACATCTACCAGAACCACCAAGAACACTTTTTTGAATATAATCTTCTTTTCTACAATAGAAAGAGGAACCAGTAGACACATGATAGAATTTATTTTTAACTGCTATACCTAATGCAGCCAATGTATTTCTATTATGAATATTATATATCAATACATTTAATGGTCTATCCCGTTTAATATAATTAAAGAAATTAAGAATTGCCATATCTTCTACTTGTGTATCGTTAGCATCAGAGATAAATTGATTTAATTCTGTATTACACCATACAGTAGTTGATGTTGTTAATTTAATTAATTCAACTTGATTGAATAAATCTAGTAAAGAGTCAATTAATCTTACAACTTCTTTAGCATTTTCTTCATCTTCTAATGTTTCCATTGAGAAAATTTGATTAAATTGTGGTTGCAATTGATAACAATAATAACCAAGATTAGTATATTGATAACAAGATGATTCACTAAAAGCATTAAAAATATTAGTTAATACATCTTTTACGTTATAAAACAAAATATCGAAGTCATATTTGACGGTATTGCCATCAATATATTTTTGCAAACTATTTTTAATAGTTTTAAGGCGTTCGATATTTTTATTTAATACGGACACGTTATAAATCATTTTTTCTTATAATGTCCTTTCTTTTTAACTTTATGTTCTTTTTTATATGTTTTAATATATTCTTTAATAGTTAAGATAATAGACTCGAAAACATCTTTAAACGTAATATTGTTTTCAATATCCCATCGAATATTATCTTGACTTTGTTTAGTCTCAATATGTGTATAATATGCATCCTCATCAATAGTTAGTTCAATTACATCGTGATATCGATTTACAATACACAATACTCCATCGAGATTTTCGATATAAAAATCTAAACTTTCAAGACGATATTTCTGCATAAAAGAAGTAATTCTATTTAATTCATATTTCAACTTAGGTTGCTGAATATTAATATATTGTCCCATTTTATTCCTCGATTTTCATTATTTTATTATTTAATACTTGATTAGAATCACAGTATACAAAAGAGACTTTATTCCCAATAGAAAATGTTTCTTTTGGTTTTAATCCTTTTGCTTCCATGAATTCATGATAAATTTTATAACGCCACATACCTTCACAAACTTCATCGAATACACCAGCGAAAATAGCTAATGTAACTGTACGAATATCATTATCTAGTAAGGACTCAGAATTTAATAATTTAATCGCAGCTTGTTTATTGATACCACTAATAGCTACTAATCCTAAACGAATTCCTTTTAATTCTACAGTACATTCATATTTGGATTTTGTAAATTCTGGCATTAATAATTGAATTTGTAATTGTTTTAATTCTCTTTGAAGCTTTTTAATGTTAATATTATCTTTATTTTTATATGCTTTCGTTAACATAACTGCATAGAATTCTTTTGTATAATATACTTTATAATACGCAGTTACATATACTAATGTAGCATATGCAATAGCATGAGCTTTATTAAAAGAATACAAGCCCATATTATTAATAATGTTCCATACGGCTAATGCATTTTGATTACAATTAGCAAAGAATTTTGCTTTATAGTCCTCAATAGAATCTCCTTTAGCTAATGTTTTCATAACTGTATATGCTTCTTTCATAGAGAAATTATAAGTATATAATAATTCAATAAGTTGTTCTTGATATAACAAAACACCATTTGTAGATTCAGTAATCGCATCATACTCTTTATTAATATTTTTTATACTTTGGTTCATATACTGAATATCTAATTTTTCTTTTAAAAATGGTGCACGAATTAATGCTAATGCATCAGCTAATTTTTCGATAGAATTAATTTGTAAATTACAAAGACGTTGTTGATACAAAGGAGAAGATACTTGAAATAATCCAGCCAATAATTTTGTATGTAATAATTTATATACAAACTTATCATCAAAATCATTATCTTTAATTGACACAATATCTCCAGTCACAATTTCTAATTCTTTAATATAAGATAATACTTTAGAAGATAAAATATCAAACTTAATTAAAGATTCTTCCACTTCATCTTGTGGATAATTTAATACTAACATATTATCTTTTTCTGTTGTATTTGCTTGCGATAAATCTACATTAGCAATAACAATACCAGATTGGTGAATGCCTCGTTCAGTATTATCCAAGAAACGAGCTACTTGATTATAACCATATTTATTAATAATATATTGAATTAATGCATCTCGTTTACCAGCTTCGACATCAATATCAATGTCTGGCATTTCTAATCTATCCATAGATAAAAAACGCTCAAACATTAAATTATATTTTACTGGGTCAATTTCTGTAATGCCTAATAAAAAAGCAACTAAAGAACTTACACAGCTTCCACGACCTGGAGCTACTTTAATATTATGTGTTTTTGCATATTGTACATAATCCGCTACGATTAAGAAATAATTTTCATATTCTTTTTCACTGATGATTTCTAATTCATATTCTAATCTAGCTTCATACTGTTCAACATTAATATGTTTTAATTGAGATAATGCAGTATATACTTTATTCACTAATACTGTATCTGCATCCTTAATAGCTGGAATATTCATCTGTATCCCCTCCTTTCTTATAATAAAATAAAAAATTAAAAATAAAAGAAACAACTGTATTATACAAGGTCGCTATCGCTTATACTTTGGTTTACGACCACCAGTTGTTTTAAGACCCAAGTCTGTACGAATACGCGGAGTCGTTTTTCTACTTTTCTGGGCCTTATCCACTGATTTCATTTCTTCTAAAGCTGCTTCTAATTCAGCTTTATATTTTTTGCTAAATTGTTTAATCGGGAAATAGAATTCCATATCATTTTTAGTTTGACGATATTCTTTTCTTACTCGTGCTAATTCTTCTGTAATATTGATTTTAGTCCCAGGATTATTCTCCAATTCATGGAGCAAATCATTTTGTTCACGAGTTAAATTATTACGTTCATCAAATAAATGACAATGCTCTTCTTCTCTTCGATTTAACAAATCTAAAAATTCTTCAATTAATTGCACATCTTCTGTGCGAAATTTCACCATATGAATTCAATCAACCCTTTCATCGTCTTCGTAATCTGGTTCTACTACTTCATAACCCATTACGTCTACATACTTGATATCATAATCTTCTTCTGTATCTTTTAAATCATAATCTACAAAGTCAGCAATGATATCTTCAATATCATCAAGAACTGGTTGTCCATTTACATATTCACAGGAGACTTTAATTTTGGCTGTTAATGTAACTGTACATTCAAACTCTAATTCTTTTTCCATTATTATCCTCTTAAATATAATAAAAGGGCCAGTATATTTTTATTATATACTAGCCCTTTTTCTTATGTAAATATTCTTTTAGGTCTGTTGTTTTGTAAAGATATTCGATAACGAAGTGTGTCCAACTATCTAATTTATAAAAATAATTTGTTAATATTTTGTGATAAGAAACCCAGATACCTTCAATTTTATCTGTTTCTTTTATTGAACAATTTTTAATATCTAATACAAAAACAAACCCTAAATGGTCACCGGTATCACTATTTGTATCTCGTACAGTACCAATATAATGAAGTGAATTAAATAAGGTGTCATTCTTGTAAAAAATTAAATCCAATTCTTCATTAATTTCTCGTAACGCACAAGATTCAATCAGTGATAAATTAGGTTGCTTAGCATCTATTTTGTCTATGTGACCACCGAAACAAGATAGTTGCCCGTGGAGCCTTTCGTCTCCGCCAATACGTTTACCAAGAAAAAAACGTTTTCTGCGTTCATCTCGTACAACAATAAAGGCGATAGGTTGCTGAAGAGTTTTATTCCCCTCAGCGTCCTTACGAAAAACAAAGCTACCTTTTGTGTCAAAATCCGAAAGCTTTTGTTTAATATCACAAAAGCCTTCAGGAATATGACGAGTCGCTATAAAAGGAACAGTATATACTTGTTCACTATTATGCATTCAAAGCTTCTTTAGCTTTTTCTGCTACTTTGAATTTAATAGAAACAGATGCTTCTTTATGTACTGTTTCAGTAGTACCAGGTTTTTTGTAGTCACGAGCTGCAATTTCTTTTTTAGAGAATGTTGCGAAACCAGGGAGTTGAACTTTGTCACCAGCTTTAACAGCGTCTACTACAACTTCAGCAAATGCTTTCAATACAGCTTCTGTTACAGTTTGTTTTGTTTCTGCTTTCGCAGCAATAGTTTTGATTAAATCAGCTTTTTTCATTTAGAGTTACCTCTTCCTTCGTGAAAATTAAAATGTATATAATCTGTCATTATACAATGTCAATTCACCTTTTAGATATTTATTGATAGCCATTACATGACATTTGAAACAATAATTTTCTGTAAAGATAGGCATATCGCCAAAACATTCAGATTGTGTCAGGTAACAAGTATCGAACTTATCAAGGTTTATAGCTGTTTTCCATTCAGAAATACTATAGTTATCTGGAGCAAAATAGTTACATATACATTGTATATTGACGAAATTATCGGGGTAAAACCGACTTCTCACACAGTATATCCCAAAAACTTTCTTTTGGCAAGTATATTTTTTAGAAATATTTTTTTCTAACTCCCAAAAATCCTGTTTTGTGAGACGAATACTGGCATTCTTATTTCGCAAAAACTCAGATAATTCAACGTAACTCATAGGTTTTTTAATATTCGTTTCTTAATAGTATTGGCATTATTAATGCGTTTTAATTCGCCATCTTTATATCTTTGTAAAGCCTGTGTATGACAATCAATACATCTTGGTGTATCTTCATTAGGGTCTTTACGTAATAAAAGTGCTCTTGCATCTCTACATGTAGCATATTTATTTTCTTTTTGCTGTACCTTATAGCCATCTATTTTAGAATAATATTTACAAATACATTCAAGATGTTTAATACTACCACCATTTTTTTTATATAAACGAATATCTCCTAAGATATCATTAGAATAATTCCAGTCTTGGTCCAACCCATTTCTAATATATTTTAATTGACTTAAAGAAAACCCTTCAATGTTATGCCGATTTAGATATTTAGTTAATTCATATCTCACAGCATCTCTCCATCTTTTTTATCATAGCATTCTTGACAATATACATTGCCATCGAAATCTTCTGTTGCACAGTCTGGACAAATTTGTTTTTGGCACTCACTACAGATTAGTAAATCTGTATTTTCTTTTTTACAATCCTGGCATACATTAGTTTCATCTTTTTTAATATAATCAATTTCTTCTTGTATCTCAGGAGTTAATTTTTGAATCGCTGCGATTCGTTCTTCTATATCAACTTCTGGTTCATTAAAAATTGGTGTAGATTTATTCTGTTGTTTATCTATTAAATTTCTAGCTCCACATTCAGATAGAGCAATAATATCTCTATACTGAATGATGTTGTCATAAATTTTACAGATAGACCGAATCTGACAATCATCACACAAGAACATTATAAAACAATACCTATCCTTTCTAGCACATATGATTTCATGAGTGCTTTTTCTTCTTCTGTTTGTGCCGCTTTAGATGCATCTAGCACTTTTTTAAATACTTTATTTTTAGCTTGCACAATTAGTGCATCATAAATATCAATGCTTTCATCTAATTGATATTGCCAATATGGTTTAGCGTGATTAGAAATATATTCTTCTAAACCCTCTTGTAATTCATTAGCTAAATCAGCCATATCTTTACCAGATGGAATGATAAATACTTTAGCAAAAATATCTTTTTCTGCTAATAATTGTAAAGAACGTTGCACTGCTTTTTTTCCAGCATTATCATTATCTAAACATAATACAGGAACCATATTAAGCTTAGCAATAATGTCTACTTTTTCTTCTGTTAATGCAGTACCAAGTAATCCTACAATATTTTTAACACCATATTTAGAAGCTAAGATAACGTCCATAGCTCCTTCGGTAATACGAATTTCTTCGTAATTTCTATCTAAATAGTTAGCACCAAAAAAGAATTTAGATTTATTAAATACATTATCATTTTTAGAATTAACATATTTAGCATTAGAAATATCATTTAAATCTCGGTTAGAAAAACCAACGATATTTTGATTATAATCAATTAATGGAATTGTAATTCGTTCAATTAATTTACCTTGTTCTTGCGTAACTGCATAACCTAAATTCCATGTATTAATATCTGTATCTTCTAACCCACGAGAATATAAATACTCTTTTGCTTTCTTAGTTAATCCAGCATGATAACCATTCGCTCTTGCCTTTAAAATTTTATATTCAAATGCAAAGTTATTTTCTTCTAATGGCATATCATTTTTTTTGGCTAATATTTCAATAGCTTCTGCAAAAGAAATTCTTTTTTTGCCAGGTGCATCAGAAATCCATTGTAAAAATGCAATGGCATCAGAACCATAATTCTTATGAACTGTATCTTTTTTACCAGAATGGCAACCCATACAAGCCCAGCTCCATCTATTATTCTCGAACCAAATTCTAAATGAAGCTGTGCTATCATTATGGTTTGGATGCGGACAACGACACATCCAAACAGTACTAGATACCTTCCGAATATCAGAAGCATATTCAGAAATTAAATCTAGTAAATTAGTATTATTCTTAACAGCCTCTATGAATTCTTTTGAATATCTCATACTGTTTCCTTTCTTTATTTAATCGTAAATGTTTTGTCTTGTGGTGTAATCGTTACACCTTCAATTAATGTGTCATTAATATATAATTTATTATTAATAACTGTACCAGCTTTTTTCAAATCTGCCTTTTTAATTTTAGGTTCAACTGGTTCGAAGAAATCATCAATATGATTATTTTGTAAAGACGCACGAAGTTCTTCTTCATTATATTCATATTTATCTTGAGCTTTTCTAAAAGATAAAGTGCCTTCGATTAGCTTAATAGATTTCTTCCCAGTTTCTTCCATTTCTTTTTCGGCATATACTTTTAAAGCATCGCCATATACAGACAAATAAAATTGATTAGATTTATTAATTTTTTCTAACCAGTTATTTACTTTTTCTTGTTGCTGTTCCATATATTGTTTAGCAGCTTCTTCTGCTTTTTTAATTTCATTAGCTGCTTCAATATATTTTTTAGTAAAATATTCTGCTTCTTCACGAGTCATTTGTTCTGGATTATCCAAAGAGTTACCAGAAATTAATTCGTTATCTTGAGCTTCAATATCTTCGATTAAATCGGCAATTAATGATTCGTCTGCTTTAAAAATAACATTCGGAATTTCGTTATTCCCGATTTCCATATTTTGTTTGAATATTGATGAGAGGCTCATCTTTAATGTCCTTTCTTTTAATTACATACACTACACCATAAATCATGGCACAAACACACCATACACAAAACGCTATCATCTTATAATAATCATCATTAAAATAATATAACATAAAGATGGCGAAGAAAAATACAAAAGGCAATTGCATCACCCCATTTCTTATTAAATAATAAGATAGTTACTAGCTTCTGAAATTAATTCTTGCATCATATAATTTAAAGATTTAGAAAAATTTTTATGAAACAATTCTATATCATAACCATTGCCAGTTAATGTAATCAGTTGAATTGATTCTGGCACAAAATTAGTATGAGCATATTTATTAAAAATTTCTTTAGCCAATAATAAAAAATCCTGAAGTTTATCATCAGATTCTAAATACTCGCTAGATATAATATCTAATATAGCTGATGGAATTGGAATTAATTTTTCCATATGATAATCCACAATATCATCATAAATTGAAGTAAACATAGCCTTTAAAAACATATCTATTCCATATACAGTGTTAAAGTCATAGTAAAAATAATCTTCATCTATTTCATTAATATGTTGAGCTGTATATGGAATAAAACTTGTTCTCATGTCCATATTAGATTCAGTCATATGAAATAATTCAGAATCCGTTCCGGTCCACATATAATAACCTTTAATTTTATCAAGAGTTTCAATAGTATCAACTTGTCTAATCTCTTCTAATGTAAATGATAAATACTTACCAAATATACGGCAAGATAACCCTATTATTTTATCAGAAATAGTTTCTAAATCTGACAGCTGTAATATTTTTAATTCTTGTAAAATAGTGATTTCACAATTTAATGGAATAGGCATAGTATGAACTGTGTCACAACCTTGGAAGAAGGGCATATTGTTAATATCACTATCATCAATATTTAACACTTCAGGATGTTGAGCCTTAACTTGTCTTAAAAAATCTTTGACTATATTTTGATTTTCTATTGTATTTTTAAGATGTGGATTAAAAAAGCTAATATAGCCTACGAAGTGATTTGACATGTTTTTAATCCTCTACTACCTATATATTTTTTAATACTTTTTTCTATATTTTGAAATATGGTATACCAATCTGTATTATCATAATTCAAAACTAATTTCTTATCGTCTTTATCTTCAATCATTAAAAAATCTATATCTTCAAGATTAATAATCCCATCAATTGAAGAATTATTTTTTACATATTCCTCTTGAACAATTTTAAGAATAATAGAACACAAGTCTTCTTGGATATCATTTAAAAGATAATTTCCCAATAGATTATTTTCATACAATGATACTAATGTGTGAGCATATTTTTTTATAATTAAATCGAATTCACTATCATATTCACGATAATCTTTCATCATAGTATGAAAAAACACATCTATACCATAAACAGTAAATAAATCTCCATATATTAAATTAGCTTCAAACTCATTAATATTTTTAGCGTTATATTCTTTTGGAGTCACTTCATTTACTAAAAAACTAAGAATTAAATGATGATTATCTCTAATACCAGCTACTTCTTTAATACCACGATAGTCATAAAAAGAACGACAACCTTCTTCTAAATCAGTACCAATTACATTAATGCCAAAACCAACAAAATCTTCAAGACGATATACTTCTTTTGATGTATTATTCATAATACCAATATCAGCTATATCCATAATTAATATGTCTTGAAACCCATTTTGATATGTCCATTTAGCTTCAGAATTAAAAAACATACGAGTCGTTTTCACATATTCTGATTCTTCATCGAAATATATATCATCACATAATTCAAAAGACGGATTTCTACTATCATTATATTCTATAAAATCAACAAGAAATTTTTTAAACCTTATCCGATTGTCTTCAGTATTTTTTATTTTTTTATTATAAAAAAGCACCTCGCCATAAAACCTAGAATAATTAGCCATTTAGTTAACCCTCATATTATTTTCAATATGTTTTTGACCAATATAATCTTTGATAGACTGTTCTATTTCTTTAAAAATAGGAATGATATTATCTTCTCCAAAAGGTTCAAAAATAATAGCATTATCTTTTTCTAAATTCATATAATAAGAAATATCGCTTAATTGAAATGGTCCATAAGATTCAGTATGTTTTGCTATAATACCTAGCATAATACTGTAGATATCATTTTTTAAATCTATATTTTTTAATCGATATCCATATGTATTATACACTGTAGGCATGATTTTTTTAAAGTAATCCCCATTAAATGTATCATTAATATGAATAAGAAATATTTTATCTAAAAATAATTCTAAACCATATTGAGTGCAAAAATCACAAAGTTCTATAGCATCAATAGCTTCATTTACATTCTCGGCAGTAAATGGAATATCTTCACAAGAATTAATTCTAACTTCATATTCAGTTTCGTCATTTTCTTTGATGCCGATGATTTCACTTTCGGCATCAAATTCATATAAAACTTGGCAAGCTGGCTCGTAATCTGTACCAGTTACTTGGAAACCTAATCCAATTACATCATAAAAAGAAATATCATTATAGCAATCTGGAAAATTTTCTTTAATATTATTTAATTCTCGCTCAAATCCTTCTTTACATAATTTATTAATGTAATTAAAAGAATTTTCATAGGTCCAACGACCACAGGAGAAGAAATAATAAGATATAGATTCTACATAATCAGCTTGTTTATTAAATTCCATGTCATCTGTAGTGACTTCTTGAAAGCCACCATAATATGTATTAGTCAATTCTAAGAATACATCAAGGATTTTTATAAATTTTCTAACATTTTCTGGCGTATTACTCAATCTTTTATGAAAGAAAATAACTTCGCCAGTAAAAGAAGATTCATTCGCCATTTTTACCTACTTTCTATTGATTAATTAATACGTTTTGTTTTCGAATTAATTTATTCATTTCTTTTTGTTTTTCAATAATTTGATAAGATAACTTACCAATTTCTTCTTGTTTCGCTTCAATTGCTTTTTGTAGTCTTGTAATTAATTCTTTATTATTTTTTTTATTGTGTTTACGACGATTTTTATCTAGTAAACGCTTCAAAGAATATTCAATCGCTTGACGGGTTACTCCATATTTATTAGCAATATATTGATATGTATAACCCTGCAAATATAAATGTAATTTATCTAATGTTGTTTGAGACACATCATCTAAATTAGCATATTTGAATTTTTCATTGCGAACTAAAATTTCTTCTTCTGTTGCTAAAATATCATCATTTTTGCGTCTACAATCTAAGCATACATTAGTTTTATTATTTCTACCAAGTTCTTTACCACAGATTTTACAATATTTTTCTTTTGATTTGTATTGAACTTCTAAATTATTAATATAACAATTCTGTTTATTTCCATCTTTATAAACAACAAAGAAATCATCTGTTTCTTGGTCTACTAAAAAAGCTTTAGCAATTAATCGAGCAACAGAAAAACGTTTTTTATCTGTGGCTCTTGAGATAACCATACCATTACCTTTATATAGAGTACCACGATTAATTGTATATCCAAAATGAGATGTATATTGTACTACTTTATCTGAGTATACGAAAAAGCCGTCAATAACTTTGCATACACCATTCTTAATATCTTTTTGGATTTGCTCTTTTGGAATGCGTTCTTGTTGCATATATTCCTCCTTATAAAATAGTTATAGCCACCCAGTATTATACAAGGTGGCTATAACTAATAAATGCCTTTTACAATTTCGGCATCATATTTTCTTTTTTTATTGATTATTTTTTGACCAATTTCGTCATAAGAATCTTTGACAATTAATTGATATACGAATACAGTGTCGTGAATTGAATCTGCACGTTCAAGTCTGCCATGTCGTTGTGTTTGAATTGCATAACTATCCGCAGCTTCATATTCTATTAAATACTTACACCGTGAAGCATTAAGCCCCTCAGCACCGGCATCAGAACATAATAATATTTTATATGCATCATTATCTCTAAATTTTGTATATACTTCATTATATCTATCATCACCAGAAATAGAACCATTTACATAAGCAATTTTTACATCTTTTAATGATTTTATTTCTTTAATTCTATTTGTAATGACATCTTGCATGCGTCTAAACTTAGAGAATACAATTACTTTTTCACCAGATTCAATGATTTCTTCAATTAGATTCATTAATAAATCTAGTTTATGATTTTCTTTGCAACCAGTTATATATTGTTTTGCCATTTCACTTTCTGATTCAGATAATAATAATTCTGAATTAGCAAGTTCCTGAGCAAA